GATGAAACAGCAAAACGTCAGCGTCACGATCTAATGTATCGTGGACTGAAAGTAACTAAAGCAGTTGCTGTTTAGTTTCATCCGAATTAAACTCAAAGACCTCTTCTTGACAGGGGTCTTTTTTTATTATATAATATACCTCAATGGAGATAAAGTATGTTACATATGAGAGAACAATTATTACGAGCAGTCCTAGCACATGCTCAAGGAGAGATTGCAAAGCATCGAGCAAACGTAGAAGTATACCTAGAGCATCCAGCAGGTATTGGAGAGCATTCAGATATTACTGAAGCAATTCAAGTAGAGATAGATAAGATTGCTAGGTATGATGATCAAGTTGAAGTGATCAACAAGTATTTTAAATCAAGTCAGACTATGACAGATGTAGACAGAAGATCTAGTGAGACTCGTTGACATTACCTTCATCTAGTGTTATAATATGAGGGAAATTTCACTTTTCGTTTCCATGAATTCGGAAAAATTTTTCCCGACAAAAAATTCTCGAAAAAGATGAAGAGAAAACCAAGACTTCGTGCTATTAAAAAAGCATTACGTAAACCAGATCTCTATACTTCAAAAGAGTATGAGCGTTTAATGTCTGGTTTTTATGATGAATTAGTACGAGATGAGATACGTAAACAAAAATATAAAAGAAAAGGATTTGGATATGTCGAACGTGAAACTGGTATCAGTGACTCCGAAGTCGGAGGAGACGATGGGTTATGTAGCGAGAGTGAGCAACCCGAACAACCAGGACAACCCTAACGTAGCAGGACTACTAAAGTATTGCATCAAACATAACCATTGGTCTGTCTTTGAGCAAGCACACATGACTGTAGAGATTGAAACTACTCGTGGAATTGCAGCACAAGTCTTAAGACATAGATCATTTACATTTCAAGAGTTTTCTCAAAGGTATGCTGATGTCTCTTACATTAGAGAAGACATTCCTTTACCAGCACTACGTCGTCAAGATGATAAGAACAGACAGAATAGTATTGATGATATAGATCCTCATACTAGACAGAACTTTGAGATTGAGATGCGAAAGCATTTTGATCAGAGTATAGATCTGTATAAGAAGATGCTTCATGCTGGAATCGCCAAAGAATGTGCTCGGTTTGTACTACCTCTTGCTACACCAACTAGAATTTATATGACAGGTTCATGTCGTTCATGGATTCATTATATAGATCTACGTTCTGCACATGGAACACAACAAGAGCATAAAGAAATTGCTGAAGCATGCCGTGAAGTATTTGTAGAGCAGTTTCCTATTGTATCAGAGGCTTTAGAGTGGTAAATCAAATAACAAATCATACATATGGAGTTAGTACACTTACTGAAAAAGATTTAAATACAATTGAAAAAGTTATTGAAGAGTCTGATCTAAAATTAGATGATGCTATTATGATTGAAGATGAAGATTCTGATAAATTATTATCAGATACTTCTGTAAGGTCATGTAAAACAGGTTTCTTACCTCCTCGTGATGAAATTGTTGCATTATTTGGGAATCTTATTCAAGATTATAATAATAATCATTCTGGTTGGAATTATGACCTAGAGTTTATAGAAGCAGTTCAATTAGGACATTACTATAAAGGTGATTTTTATGATTGGCATATTGATTCATTTAAAGATCCTCGCATTCGAACTAAACAAGAGGTCAATCCAGATAAACCATATAATAGAAAGATAAGTGTAACAGTTTGGTTAAATGATCCTGAAGAATATGAGGGTGGTGAATTTGATTTAGAAATTAGAGGCCCTAACTGTGAAGGAGAAAGATATGAGACAATGAAATATGAGAAAGGAACCATAGTTGTTTTTCCTTCACATCTGTGGCATAGAGTTAGACCTGTTACTTCTGGAGTGAGGAAATCATTAGTGTTATGGATTCAAGGACCACCTTTTAAATAACTAAATAAACTTTACACAATAATAAATTCATGCCAACATACCCTGTAAAACATAAAGAAACAGGAGAGACTAAAGAACTCTCCATGACTATGAAAGACTACGACCAGTGGAGAAAAGATAATCCAGACTGGGATAAAGATTGGCAAGCAGGTGTGGGTGGTGCATGTGATTCAGAAGGTATTAACTGGAAGAATAAGATGAGTAAGACTCATCCAGAGTGGAACTCATTCATGAAGGAAGCATCGAGAAAGATTCCTGGTAATACTATTGATTGGTAACTAAATTATGCCTAGAAAAAGAAGAACTTCTACACCTGATTTGGTTGGGATGACACCTAAACAAATGAAGCGTAGAAAACCTATTAACAATTCTACATTTGTATCTGTTGAACCTATTACAGATAACCAAAAGAAGATGGTTGCCGACTATGATAGTGGCAAGCATCTCTTTACTTATGGTTGTGCTGGTACAGGTAAAACATTTATGGCATTGTACCTTGCTTTACGTGATGTTCTTGATGAGAACTCACCAGTTGACAAGGTATACATTGTTAGATCATTGGTTGCTACAAGAGAGATTGGGTTCTTGCCTGGTACTCATGAAGATAAAGCAGACATATATCAGATACCATACAAAAATATGGTAAGATATATGTTTGAGATGCCTGATGATGCATCATTTGATATGCTTTATGAGAATCTCAAACATCAAGAGACTATATCTTTCTGGTCTACATCATTCTTACGTGGTACAACTCTAGACAATGCTATCATCATTGTTGATGAGAGTCAGAACCTACACTTCCATGAGTTAGATACTATCATGACTCGTGTTGGTCAGGATAGTAGAATTATATTCTGTGGTGATGCATCACAATCTGATCTTGTAAAGGCAACAGATCGTACTGGTATCATAGATTTCCAAAGAATCTTACAGACTATGGATGAGTTTTCTCTTATTGAATATGGCATTGAAGATATCGTTAGGTCTGGTATTGTCAAGTCATACATCATTGCGAAGATTAACCTAGGTATATAAAATGACAGTAGGTGATTTTATATATTGTGAGAGTGTATTATCTAAAGAATCTTGTGATGGTTTTATAAAACTATTCGAGGATCAAATAGAAAATACTGGTCCTGGTATGATGGGTGATGGCACACCCATTGGTAATTTAGAAATGCATTTGAAACCTAATGATCAACATGAATATTTTGGATTAGGAAAATCTGTTAGGAAATGTATTGATAGTTATAGTAAAATATATCCATCAGTTACTACTAATATAGGTGATTGGGTTACTTTTCACACATGTCAATTTGCTAAATTTGAACCAGATAAGTATTATTCTGATATACATTGTGAAAATTCTTCTAGTGAAATCAATATTTCTACTAGATGTTTTGCTTGGATGATTTATCTCAACACTATAAAAGATGGTGGAGGGACAGAGTTTATTCATCAGAATTTTACTACAAATCCTATTGCAGGTGATATGTATATCTGGCCAGCAGGATGGACTCACATGCATAGAGGAGTTAATGCTCCCAATGAATGTAAATATACTATAACAGGGTGGTGCACTTATGTTTGAACATGTTCCTAATATAAAAGAGATAACTGATATCAACACCGAGATGGTGGATGGTAAAAGATATTATGTGTCTCCATCAGGTGAGAGGTATCCTTCCATTACTACTGTTATCAGTAACAATGCCAAGAAGCAAGCAGGTCTTGCTAAATGGAGGAAGAGAGTAGGACAGAAGAAAGCAGCAGCAATTACTGCCAAGTCTGCTAGACGTGGTACTAGATATCACAAGTTGGTTGAAGATTACATGGCAGGTAAACAGTTAAACATTCTTGACTCTGGAAACAAGGAACAACCATTGCCCTGGTTGATGTTTCACTCATCAGTGAAGACTATTGATAAGATAAATAGTATATACCTTCAAGAAGCTGCACTCTATTCAGACGTTTTAAAAATAGCAGGAAGAGTGGATTGTATTGCAGAGTACGAAGGAAAATTATCTATCATTGACTTTAAGACATCAGCAAGACCTAAAGAAGAACTCTATATGTACGATTACTACGTACAAGAGACAGCATATGCATGTTGTTTCAAAGAGTTATATGGTTTTGATGTTGAACAATTAGTAACAATAGTTGCCTGTGAAAACGGAGACACACAGGTAAAGATTGTTTCTCCCAAAAAGGAGTACCTTGTACGATTACAATCATATATTCAG